AGTCGCATTAGCACCAGAGCCAGTAGCATTAGCACCAACTCTAGTCGCATTAGAAAGTCAGGAAGCAACAGAACAGCCGCTAGTAAAGCCAATCGCAGCAGCATCAGCAGCACCAGCTATTCCTTATGAAGCTGGATGGGGCACGCGAGCCGCAGCAGTAGTGAAAGGCGGTGCCGCTGGAGATGATTTTAGCGACGATACATTAAAGGCTAGGTATTTAGAGACAAGACCTCAGCTTTATAGCAGGCTAGATGACGCTAAAATAAACGAGTTTAGAAAAGCGAATGAAGAGAGCCGCAAGAGCGGCAGCGTCGCCGCTGTTAAAACCAATAACAAGATAGAGCAGTTATCTAATGATATTGATATATATAATGCTCTATCTTCTAGAGACAAGGACGATATTGAAATAAACAAGGAGATGATACAGAAAATCAAGAAATTTGAAGATGACCCTAAAAATCCGCTAGAAGAACTTGAACTAACCTTTGACGACCGCATAGTATTCATTATAGCAACCTTTTTTATTCGTTATATAACTATAATTATGGTGCAGTGGTGTATTGACATCAATATTATAAAGACCTTCTATGAGGGATTCATATATTACGCTGTTATCTATATTATATTATTTTGGTTTATTGTGTTATTCATTAATATAGATAATAGTTTTGATGTTAAATATATGAACTTTAATGGAATTATAAATAGTATCCGCACACTCTTTTACTATTTTTATATGGGGACAAATGGGATATCGCGGCTACTCATTCACACCTCATTAATATTACTATTGATTGTAATCCCTATCATATTAAATATTAAAAAGACAAACGAATACAAGCCCGAAGACGAACTTGACAGCGGCAGCGGCAGCGTTAAAATACTGGATTATGAAGAGCGCAAGCAGTTATCTAAGGCGCTATCGCTATTCACTATGTTTATCTGGCTATTCACTAGCATAATCGCTACGAAGTTTTAGCCCTTATCTTTATGTGCTTTTATGTATTTTATATACCGGCGCCCTTTATTTTTCTAGAGATTTCGAAGCCGTGAAGCCGCGATAGCCGCGAAGCGTTAAACATTTATAATATATATCTCTAATTATTTTAGAAGGATACTAACCACTAATAACTGTTAATGAATGATAACTTACGCTATATATCTTTACAATATATCAAGGGAGACAATTATGAAGAAATAAAGTGTTTCAAGTATGATGTTCTTAAAGGTATATTGGAAAATAAAGATGATTTTAAAGATAGACCAAGAGAAACCCTAAGACAATTAAAGGGTGCTTTAGACGAAGACAACAAGTGCTATATTGGCGAGAGTTTCTTAAATGACCTAGTAAATTATTACAATTTTAAAGATATAAAAAGTAAAATAAAGACTATTGTTGAGGATAACAAAAAGGAACTTAATAGGAAAGATAATGACGCTAACAAAGAAACGCAGCAGAAGAAAGGTGAGAGAATAAAAATTGCGATTGCTTTAAAGGAACTTGTAGATATTTTAAAACCCTTCAAGAACGATGATATCGGCGGACAGTTGAGAAATCCCGATGCTTCTAATGAGAAGGCTGCCGAGAAGGCTGCTGAAGCAGTTAAAAAATATAAAGAGGTTCAAGAATTATTAGAGGATGTTGGATTTAACTCTCTTTTGAAGAACATAGATGATGACGAAGCTAAAGCAGCTTACGCAGCTTACGCAGCTTACGCAGCTTACGCAGCTTACGCAGCTGACGATGCAGATGATAATCTATTTAAAAATATTACTAACGATATTACTAAGGCTATTATTAATAACAAAGGTAAGGATTATACTGATATAAAGGCAGAAATAATAAGTGGTATCAATAGCATTCTAAGTAATCCAGCAGGCACAAAGTATAATTTAATAAGCCTACTTTCAACATTAAGGAAGTTAATATTATACGAGAACGAGCAAGAGACCCTAAAAGGTAAAAGTGAATTAGCAAATGTCGATAGTTTAATGGCTTTGTTTAAGACCTATACAAAGATATGCGACAGGAATATAGGCAAATTTGACAGATTGTTTAAACAGAATGATATTATTGATATAGATGAGGCGTTTATGATTGAATCATATGCTACCTTTTTAAACAAATTAAAGAAATTAAAAAGAAATTTGGAGAGCAAGGACGAAAAGAAATTAGAGAGGGCTTTAACAAAATCTCTAGATAAACTATTTAACCTATATGGTATTAACGATTACGAAAAAATAATTATTGGCGATGAGACTGATACGACAGGTAAAGGAACTGACGCACAGATCTATTTTAAGAACCTTCTTGAGGATTACTAGAAGGTTCGTTATTTTTATATGCTTTATTTTTTATGTTCCTTATATAACATTCCTTATATAAGATAAAACAAGATAGAAAAAGATAGAAAAGATAAATGATGCGATCCTCTATTGTATTTATTTAGTTGGAATAAGCAAGGCCGCCCATACCCGAGAGGATACGGAGAACATTATAATTAACCGCATATATGCTGATAACACCAGACATACTTGATGATATGGATAGGACAGCAGTATCAATACGGGACATATTGAGGGTGCCTGAGGGCTGGTGCTCCTCGGGCTTGAGGGCGAATGAATAAACATTAATGCCTTGGTGGAACTTGTTAGGGGTATTCTCGTGGTGCTGATAGGGCTGGACGAGGGAGAAGTATTCACCCTTGCGAGTAGCGAAGCGATCATTACCGTTAAGCATTATCTTAGCGCTAGTAACAGGGTTGGACGAGTCAAGATGGTCGTTGTTAGCAAGAGTGTCGCCAGCAGTTGAGTAATTGTTCCAATACACACCTGCTGCGGTATTCCTAATAGTCCATATAAGTTCCTTACAGGGGTGGTTGAAGTTCATACGGATACTCTTCATAGAGTCGCCAGATGAAGTTATGGAATCAGCACCGGTGAATTGAAGTTGCTCTATCAGGTATTCGTGCGACAACTGGGCGAAACGGCGGCGCTCATCGGTATCAAGGAAGATGTAATCAACCCAGAGGGTAGCCTTGTCAAGGCGAAGGGAAATATCAGTAGGAAGAGAGCCATTTGCGACGAATGTTGTTCCGCCAGCCTTTGTTTCCTCCTCATAGGTATAGTTTTTAGCACTAGTATCCTTCATTAGTGCCTCGCTTTCATATTCAATATTGATTTTAACTTCGTGGTATTGAAGAGCGATTAAAGGAAGGGCGAGACCGACATTACGGCAGAACCAGAACTCTAGGGGCACATAGAGTTCGTATTCTTGACCCGTTACAAGTTTAGTGGAGATGTTGCGGGGGTTAGCACCAACCATAACATCGTATCCGTTGCGCTTTCCTATCGGGAGCGAAAGTTCATTCCAGATGTATAGCCACTCTGAGTAATGCTTGTCTATGCGCTGACCGCCAATCTCAAGTTCAATAGTCTTTAAGAGTTTATGACCGAAGTTGGGGACAAGGGCAATACTGGTTCCAGCAGTTCCGCCTGACGCTACAAGAACACCGTAGAAATATACACGATGGATTAAATCACCGTTGCGGGTGATTTGGAAACTTACACGAGAACCGAGAGAATTGCTGCCTGTCGGGGTTTGCTCGATAGCCTCAATAGCGAAGTTAGTATGACGACGATAAACAACCTTGAAGAAGGTAATTTGAGGATTACCAGTTAAATAAACATCCTGTGCTCCGTAAGCTACTAATTGAAGAAGACCACCACCCATTCACGCTATATTCTTTATACTATTAGAGGAGAAAAAAAAAAGGCAATTATTCACTATTCGTTATATTCGTTATACTCATTACTCATATACATTCATTACAAAGTAATATATACATATAATATACTGTATAATAATTTAGTTGGAATAAGCAAGGCCGCCCATACCAGAGAGGATACGAAGAACATTATAATTCACAGCATATATGTTGATGCCGTCATAGGTTAGAGCAGGAGTTCCAGTAAAGGACGAGGTTAAGCCAGTCTTGGTAGTAACCATAAGAGTAGCGGTATCAATACGGGACATATTGAGGGTGCCTGACGGTTGATGGTCTTCTGGCTTGAGTGCGAAGGAATACACATTAATACCCGGATTGCTAGGGATATTGGTGTGATGCTGATAGGGTTGGACGAATGAGAAGTAGGTGCCGTCGCGAACGCTGAAACGGTCGTTGCCGTTAAGTTGGAGGATGGTATCGGCGAAAGGCGATGAAGCGGCGATTTGTCCTGAATTGGCGTTGCCGAAGTTGAAACCAGCCATATAGTTAGATGAGGAGAAGTTGGTAATGTTAGTATTACCTACTATAGATACTGGAAGTTGGGCGCTTACTATGTCTCTGGTTAAATCAACATTATCAACGCTAGTGTAATTATACCAGCAAGCCTTGCGGGCAAAATTGTTAGGCTTAGCGACCCAGATTAGTTCCTTACAAGGGTGATTGAAGTTGAGCTTAACACGGTTAGTAGCACCACCGTTAAGAGTTTCAGTTCCGGTGAATTGGAGTTGCTCTATGAGGTATTCGTGCGATAACTGAGCGAAACGACGGCGTTCGTCGGTATCAAGGAAGATGTAATCAACCCAGAGGGACATATCGGTAATATCAGCAACAGTTCCGGCGGGAGGGTTGCTAGAATCATATACTTCGGTATCGGTAGATGAGGCACCCTTTGAAGAGAAAAGACACTTCTCCTTGGTCTCAAAGTCAATCTTAATCTTAACTTCGTGGTATTGAAGAGCGATTAGAGGGAGGGCGAGACCGACATTACGACAGAACCAGAATTCTAGAGGGATGTAGAGGGTCGTATTGTTGAATGAGGTAATATCCTTGTCGGCACCAACCATAGTATCATAACCATATCGCTTGCCGCGGGGAAGGGAAAGTTCAT